GAGGGAAGACTTGCCGCTGAGGTTGTGCAAGTTACCCTCGCAGGAACGTGAATGTTGCGGGGATGCCTGCCGCAACGGTGATGTTCACCGTCAATCCAGCACCCGATCCGATGATGTTGGTGGTTACAGCGGCAGTAGCCGCCACAGCCGCTCCCTGCGCGGTAATGGTTATGGCAGTCGGAACGCCCGCTGAAACGCTGACAACCTGGCCGACCAGACCCGGCGAGCCAGCCACCGAGAAAGTGTCGTTCGCCGCATAGCCAGTCCCGGCCACGTTGATAGCGATGGTTGTCGCCAGCAGAGCAGCAGGAATTGCCCCCGTAGACACTTCAGTTGTGCCATTCCAGAGGCGGATTGACTTGTTTACGCTGTCGAAGAACGTGGAATATCCAGCGGTGGGCTGAATCGTCGAAGGGGGTACTGGAACCGACTGCCCAGGCCCATTTGCGCCGGTATAGGTCGGGGGGATAACCAGCTTGGTGCCAGAGGCGTTGTAAATCGAAGTGAAGTCGATGGGGATGCCCGTCGAAGTCGTGTACAGTCCAGCCAAACCGGGTAGGCCGGAGAGGGTGAACTTCTTTTGGGTTTGATCGTAGCCAGCGGGGCGGTTTGCGAGGGTGAAAGTAGGTGCAGCCATGTGATTCTCCTTATGAGCAATCTTGCGAGCCAAACGGCTGACGCGCAAACTGCTTTGTTTGAGAGTTGAGTACGGATTTTGCAGTGAGTTTCTTGGTAAACTTTGTTGCTTGTGCTTCTGCTATTTGGAACTGATCGGGACTCAGCCGTTCGGCGTAGTACGCGATCATCTTGAAAGCAATAGCATTTCTGCTTCCTTGAATTGGAACAAAAGTGGTGGAGAAATCACTGCTGTCTCCTGTGATTTCCTGCCAGACTGCCTCGTACCGAAGGCGCATATCAGTTGCGTGCAATGCCCCATTCATCCAAAGTTCATTGTTGCCGCGCATCTCGTACTGGCCGAGTCCGTAGCCCTGATACACGCCAGAAAGCCCAGCCGGAGCCGGAGTCATTGGGAAGAACGTCGCGCCGACATTCGATGGACGTTGCCACACCTTCATCAGATACTTCAGATCAGGAGGAAGCGTATAACTTCCGTTCCATGTTGATCCGTCATAGTATCCGGCATAGGTGATTGCAACCTGCGTCTCAGGATTCGCCACAGAAATCGGAGGGATGCCGTTTATCAGGTAATTGTCGCGGATGAGGCGCATATCCCCAACGAGTCCGAGATCTTCATAGATGTCTTCGATCCCAGAATTGAGAAACGGAAGCATCCACGGGGCGGCATCTGTGTTGATCTGCCCCGATCCGCCGTCAAAGCTATCGTTGATGATGGAACGGTAGAGCGTGCAGATAGACTCTAAGCTCGGTGCGCCCTCCAGCCCGTCATTGCCAACTACGTTAGCCATACTGCCATCCTATCATTCGACGTGCCAGAGATGCTGAAACTTCCGCTGACCAGGCATCCATCCCCGCACCTCCGACACGAAGCTCTTATCGTGGGTTGGGAGTCCTTCCAGCCCATCGAAACTCTTCCGGCACGTCCTCGCGCGACTTGATGCCCGCGTTGACCGCCGCTTTCCACCCTTCAACGCTTGGGTTGATGCAGATAACTCCCAGCGTCTCGGACTTGTGGAACTTTGCGCCAGCGGGAATCGACTCGCCGCATGTTTCGCAGGTCTTCATCTCGGTCAGTGCAGTGTTATATGGGGTCTTCAACCGCGCATAGTTGAGTGCGTCGATCATCTCCTCATTGAGAATCAGGGGGAGTTTGGCAGGACTCGCCGAACTGGTCGTCTGATAGAGCCTCACAAGTCCCGTGTAGCGGTCACGCAGCCGCTTCTCTGCCGGTGCAATCTCCGCTTCGGTTGGCTGGTCATGCACATTCCCGTTCTTGGCGTCGAATGGGCGAACGATGAAAAATAAACCTCTTGACAAGAGATTCGTCCCGTCTTCCATCATGTTCGGCACAACATAATCCTGATCCAGCGAAAACGTATTTTGCGGGTTCAGCCAGTCCATCGCAACCCACTTGCCATCGTCCGCTGTCGTCCTGCGTTGGTCTTTCGACCCTTCCACGGCCAGATTATCGGTGTAGTATTTCGGGTCATTGAAGCTGGCAACCTTGCGAAATCGCTCTTTCGGGTCGCGCCCTGCGAACTTGACTCCGCCGCTCACTGAAAACTGCTCGCGGGTGTTGACGGTGAAGATTGTAACGACATTCTCCGGGTTTCGGCTCATGTTGCGGTCAAAAGCGTACTCGCCTACGTTGTTGCCGCGAGACATTCCCATCGAAATATCCGAATGGTAAACAGAGGGTGACGACATTAGATTGGTCTCCTTTTGGTCAATTCTAAGGCTTGTTTTACTCGTACCGGATCGTGTAGGAAGCGTTCGATTGCTTCCGTCCTGTCTTGAACCTGTTTTGCCGTGGCAATCCCGCGATAGTTCTCACGGCTTGCCCCAAAGTCATGCGCGAGTTTTGCTTTTGCTTCTTCTTCTCGCGTAAATAGAAGTTTGGATTTCTCCTCTGTCGTCAAGTCCAGAAAGTCGCGTATCAAAGGGAATATCTCGCGGACGAAGGCAAGGTCGGGAGCGGGATACTCAAACTCCATCACATCACCCTTGATAACCGCCTTCCTCAACGTCCGTACCACGCGGTAACGGCCTTGACGTGGAAACGGGCCTGCCGTATACAGACCGCTGGGGAGTTCAAGATTGTTCGCGTTCCACTCTTCTTCGCTCCCCCAGAACTCCGGGCCTTCCCACTTCATCAGCAGCCAGCAATCCTCCGCGCAAACACGGAAGTGCTCGTAACTTTTCCCGTTGGAGATGAGTTGGGTTTCTTCACCGCTCCATGCGAAGCGATAGTTTGGCTTACCGTAAAAGTTCCGGCCGCCGGCTTGTGTGAGGGCTTTTTCTACTTCTTGGCTGACTTTCAAAGGACGGTCACTCCTTATGAATCGCCGGGATTATGGCTCCCGGCTGGCCAGTTGTTTAGATGGAGGTGAGAGAGACGGTCGGGAGGCTGGACAGATAGAATCCACCTTTCGAATCGGTGCAGATCAAGTTCAACGCCTGCTCCCAAGCGAACATCTTGGAGTTGAGGTAAGTCCAACCCGTTCCGTATCCGCCAGCCTGCGCCGGAACCGGAACGATGGTCATGCCCTCGCCAAAGTCCTTGAGCCGCATCGGGAACGCCTCGCCGATAATGAAGTCCTTCGGACGAACGCGGTCGGCGCGGGTCATGTCGCAGGTGGTAGACCAGAGACAGTCTTCTCCAAGAAACGTCTTCTGCATTCCCTTCGCCAGATCGGGCACTGCGCCCTTGCCGCTGAGGTCATACGTCGGCGTGTACTTGTTGTAGAAGTCGCTGGCGAACTGCGCTCCCTGAGCCGGGTTGACGTACCAGAATGCCCCCTTGTCGTTCTGGAGGTAGTTCTTGTCGCCCTGCGCTCTCATGCGGATAGCTTCAATCTTCGCAGCCAGAGAAGGCGGCAGAGACTGTCCATTCGCGTTGAGCGTGGGGGTCGAGAGGCGACCGGGGTAGTTGGCCTTCGTGATGCCAGCCAGCGTCCCTGAGTTCCCGTTGCGATACCAATACTTCAGCCCGTAGACCGCAGAACCAGCCGCGCCGGTGCCACCCTGAACCACCAGAATGTCGCCAACTGCTGTGCTTCCCGGAAGAGCGGCAGCACAGTAGATGATTCCAGCAACGGGGTCAGTGAAGCTGATGGTGAACGAACCACGCGCACCCCCGCCGACTGACGGGAAGACCTGCACAACCATCTGGTCAGTGAACAGGGCAGCGTTGACGCCGACGATGCTGGAATACGTTGCAGTGCCACTCGTGCCTCCGCCCGTCGCGCTGTTGACTGTGCCGGTCGAAGGGATGGTGTCGATAGTGCCCGAAGCATCGCCGTAGATCAAGCCTTCCATGTCGTTCATAAACGAGTCGGAAGAATACTCCATCTCGCTCGAAGGCAGTTTGATCTTGCCGCGCCCACCAGCCACAGCCGCAATCGCATCCGACGCGATCTCGGTCACTCCGAGGTACTGGAAGGGGGTTGCGACGAACGAATCGTAAGCCGATGCAGAGCCACGCGGAATCGGGGGCACACTGCCCGGAGTTGAAAGCGCCATTGCGGTGAAGTTGCCGCCGCCCTGCGCACGGAATCCCGCACGGAACGCGCCGCGAGTGATCGTCCCAGAAGAGGTATTGAACCCCACTGGAACTTTCTTGGCACCGTTCTTGATGAGCTTGTTGTATAGACCGTTGAAGAAGGGCTGGTAATTCTTCAACTCGTTATCGGCCCAGACTTCTACCTCTACGCCTTCTACCGCTGTTTCCGAAAGAGCGCCTGCCATGATGTTTGTCCTCTTGATTGAATTTCGCGCTTATCGCAACGCGGGATGCGGGTCAACACATCATTCAACCGAGAGGCGTTATATTTCACACCGCTGGCAATTCGGGGGTCAATCCGTTTTGCTTCAGGAGGCACTCGGATACTGCAAACAATATAGCACACTACGCCCGAACGACTTGCACCGTCCGGTTGCCCTTCAAAAAGAACTTGCCAATCTTTGCCGTCTGGTCGTACCCAACCGCGTCCATTTTATCCATGTCCCACTCGGACTGATCGGGCGTCTTCGCCACACGCACCGCGCCAGCATCGGTCGTGGTCGTGCTAGGCAGAGTCGTGGGCTTCGCCTTCCGCATCCCGCCATACCGCGCCGTCACCAGGCCGTCGATGATCGCCTTCGCGCTCTCGTCGATCTTCGACCGAATGTAGGAGTTCACCGTCTCAGGATTGCGATTCTTCAGGGACTTATATGCTGCAAGTTGCTTCTGGAACGCCGTATCCCCTGCGAGCTTATCGACCAGCTTCACGTTGAACGATTCGGCAAGGTCGGACTTCTGTGCGTCGGTAAGGCTGAGTTGCTTCAGGTACACTTCCGCGTTCTTGGCGAATGATTCCGTGACGTACTGGTTTGTCTTCTCCGCCACTCCGCCGATGAATGACTGATCGTCAGCCTCCCGGCGTGAGTTCAATTCAGCCTGTAGCCTCTGCACTTCTGGGCTGGCCGTCTTTGTTCCACCCGGCATCGTTCCCTTGCCCTGCACCTGGGCCTGATACCAGTCGTATTGCTGTTTGATGAGTTCCTTCAGCGGTTCATTGTCGCCTGCTGCCTGATACATCTTCTGAAGGTGCGCCTCCATTCCTGTATCTTGCAATGCCGCTGCAAAGTGGGGCATCACCGCAGCCGCGAACGCTTGTGGGTCTTTCGTGCTGAGTTCCGCCAGAGCATCGGGCAACATCTGGTAAAAGCCCTTCTGCATCGACTCAGGCAGTTCCGCAATCACGGAGTAGTCTCCAGCCTCGATCTTGGCGTCCACTTGCTCAACGTCTGCCACGCGCTGCATGAGGTCAGCCGCAGCCTCAGAGCCGCCCAGAGCGTCCAGCGTAGACTTCCATGCCCGTACATCCTCCAAACCCTTCGGCGCGACCTCCTGCAACGCCTGATACCGGGCGTAGTTGTCCCGCATCTTCGTAAGCATGTCGGCTTTGTCGGGGTAGAGTTCGCGGAGTTCCTTGAGCGCCTTCGACCACTCAGGATTGAACCGGCGACCGTCAACCTTGTCGGCTTCGGTCTGCTGTGTACTCTCTTGGTTCTCGGTCTGAGATTCCGCTTGGTCGAGTTCTTGCGTTTCAGCAGCGGTGGATAAATCCTGGTCGCTTTCGGTCGTTTGGTCGATTACTGCGGCTTCATCTGCCATTGGTCAAGTCTCCGTGGTCTATTTACTGTGTGACATTGCCTTGAAACCTTTTGCGCTGGCTATCATTCTACCCAGCCGTCCGCTGTGGTGTCCCTGCAAGTCCTTCGCAGGTATCTTCTCGCCTTGCGGAATACCCAACGCGCGATGCAATGCGCCGGGATGCTCAGTGAACGATCCCTTTGCGCCCAAGTTTACCGTCTTCGTCTTGGGCTTCTTCGTCATCGCATCCGCTACCACTCCGCCTACGCTCTTGCTATTCATTGCGCTCATTCCAATGCCTTTCCTGAGTATGAAAGTTTCTGTTTCGTCGGAACACCCTGCCCATCAACGCCTTCCTTCTCCTGCACTATCTCATGCACATCTGGCGTAGGCTGCACGTCCTCTGGCGCTACTGTGATGCCGTATTCCTTTGCCAGCACTGCAACCTGAGCAACCGGGCCGAGCTTGTCAACGGCCATCGTCACACCCGGCTTCACTTCTGGCATCGGAGGCGGCGCGGACAACTTCTGGGCCATCTGCGTATGACCCTGCCAATGCATCATCAGGTTCTGGAAGATGAGAGGCTTCTCGCGCTTGAGTTTCTGGCCTTCCGGCGAATTGATCTTGTTGAAGCAGGTTGCAGCTTCGATTGCATGGTTAACACTGGCATCCTGCTCAACCGGAACAGAGCAAACCGTTGGGGGAATCTGACCCACGGCCTGCTGTACCTGCTGCATCGCCTTCTGGCCTTCAGGTGACTGCGACTCTGCCTGGGCTTGCGGATCGGTCGCCGCGTGTATCTGAGACTGCTGTAGAGCCATCTGCGCTTGTGCGAGTGCGGGATTCGGGTTCGGGACAGTCTTGAGAATAACCTCAAACTCTTCCTGCTGCTTGCGAACCGAATCAGTGCCAGAAATCAGGATGCCAAACCGCTTCGTCACCCGGTTCAATGCCTCGAAGTTCATGGGGTCATTTAAGCTCTGTGCCAGAACAGGAACATTCGCTGAGTTCTCTACCGCATCCATCAACCGCGATTCTTTTTCAGACTCAGACTCAGGGAATCCACTGTCAGCCTCTGGGAAGCAGTATGCATCTCCGCTTGCCATCTTCGAGAAGTCAACCGAGATGCGACCGACGCCCGGAACCATGCCCGATGCTTTCCCTTGCCGGTTCTTGCCAGCCCACTTCGCAGCGTTACCGCATGAGATTGCAATTCCCCATGTCATTGCGTTGTAGGGAGTTCCAAACACCTGCAAAGCCTGGTCGCGCTGGATTGTGATTCCGCCCACCGTGTCTGTGTTGGTATCCTGCCCAAACATCGAAGGGCTTGCTCCGTCCAGTGCTTCAGGCAATCCGTCGATCATCTGCTGAATAAATTCGGCAAGCTGCGCGGGAGGCGTTGGAACCTGCTCAATCCCCGTATAGCTTGAGATGTCTTCCCCTGCTTCTCGTGCGACTGGCATCGAGTATGCAGGGTCGTTTCTCTGCTGGGTAATCGCCTCGGAACTAATCTTCTCAGCGTCGTGCATCTTGCGCGGAACACAAGCCGTCATGTAGCGATTGAACAGGTTGAAATCGTAGTTCAAAACCTTTTGCGTGGTCAGGTTGTTTGTGCCAATTGCTCGCCGGTTCTGCCCAGTACCCTCACGTGAGTACAGGATAATCACGCAGTCGTCCATCTTCTCGTTGCGGCAGTAGGCAAACTCCCCACCGCAGAAAACAATCCTCATCCCATCGGGGAACATCTGGCGCAGTTGATTTCTCAGTGTGTGGGCTTCAGTATCGGCAACGTCGTTGTATTGCGATGGAAGAATCCACCATGTAACCTCTGTTACCGCACGATCAGTCGCATTCGACGTGAATCCCGTCTGGTTCTGGACGGCATTCCTGACCGTCAACCGGCAAGTGCGCGAAATCTGGCCATGATTGCCCGAACCACCTGAAATCTTACTGGCAATCCACGAATACTTCTCTTTCGACGTTGCCAGATCAATCTCCCGCTCGCGGCAGCACCACGGCAGTGGATCATCCTCATCAATCGACATCGGAACTCGGAACTCCAGCTTCCCGTATGCCCGTGTGACCTCCTGCATCCCCGGCTTCTTGCCGTCCATGTCGAACCGCTGCGCATCGGCAATCGTCTCGGTAATCAGAGCAACGCGATCATCGGTGTAGAACAGTCCCCCCACCTTCACACACATCTTGCGGACGTTCGTCGCCTGCTTCCATAGGTGCTTATACTGTTCTGCTTCCTCAGCGTATTGCTGGTCAATCGCAGACTCAGGTAACTTTGGGAAAAACTCAGGCTCCGGGTCTTTCACCGTCAAAGCCGAGACAATCTTGTCCTTTCGTGCGCCATAAATGTTGATTGACCACATGCGCCCACGATCTTGCTGCGTGACCGCGCCCGCACCCAGACCAGCATTGCCACCCGTTCCGGCAATCACCCACGATCCGCCAGACTTCGCGTTCGTAAGCCACTGGTATCCACGGTCAAACAGCCGCGCCTCAGCCGCTTGTATCACTTCCCAGATGCGGGCAGCGTCCTCATACTTTCCCGCGCCGTCAATCATCTCGCGTATCGCTTTGACAGTATCGACTCCCAGTTCATCGGGGCCATACATATCCTCTGGCGACATCTCAAACGGAGCATACATCCCCAGGTTGAGCTTGGACGTGTCCATCGGCTTGAGTTCTACCGCTTCGCCTACTTCTTCCGTCTCGTCTGTTGATTCAGTGGCCATCGGTAGCCTTTGGATAGAATAGTGCAATCAGACGCGCTTCATTGGAATCCGCATCAGCGAAAGCGTCTTCAAATGTCCCGCCCTCGCCAGTGCGGACAAACCCACACTGAGCCACGTTATCTCCATCAAAAAATCCAACTTCATGGCGTAGACATCCGTCGATCATGGCAATTCCATACTCGCCATACCGTCTCGTGCATTCGTCTTGGGCTTCTTTGAGTTCCATCGGGATTATCGTACCACGCTACTCTTTTGGCTCATAGAACTTCGTTTGCGCTTCAATCGCCTGGGCCTGCATCTGCTCAAATGATGGCTCGGTCACGACTGGCATCGCAGGCGGTTTCGGCTTTGGTATCAGCGGAGGATTAAGTTTGACGTAGGTGAACGCCAGCAACTCAACGCGCACGGCATCGCGTACCAAGTCTACCAGCCACATGCGGAACTCAGCCTTCCAGCGTTGGATCATTTCCACCACTCCCCTCCGTCAGCCTGCTTCTCCTGCCTTGCATGCTCCCGCAATTGTATCAGGTAGTTCGCCATCGGATCGGGAGTTGCGTTCAACTCGTCCACAACTTTCTCCTCGTGTGTCTTCGCTCGCGGTGCCAGCATCGACTTCACAAGGTACCGCGCCATGTCGCCCAAATCCTGCTCAAGTTTAGCAGACCCTTTGTCCGTCTTCAGCACGTCGTCAAGGTTCTTCGGGTCTCGCATAAGCATTGGAATCGCCTTCAGCAACTCAGCGCACTCGGACGAAATGAGCAGTGCATCGTCGTACTGAAACCATTTGCCAGCCGCGTCAATCCCCCAGCCTTTGCCCTTCGATGCCTTGAACAGTGAAGACAGCAATCCATATCCACCCTTACGATCATTGTCGGCCTTGTGTGGCACCGGAACAGCCGCCTTGCGTAGTATTCTGCCCTGCTGGTTTCCAATGCAGTTCGCTTCGTCTGTCACTTCTTCTGGACTGAGGAAGTAGGACTTGATCTTCTTCCGTTCATCCGCCAACATGCAATCGAGTATGTCCTGGGCAACCTCAGCAGCTTCCTTCTCATTCACGACCATCTCTCGGTAGATGCATGTCAGATTGATCGGCTTGACCAGTTCCCAGCCCAGCAAGTCCTTCGCCTCTGACGGCTTCAGCGCAACACGCAACGCCCACCCTGTAGCGCACCAATGCGTCCTGCCCCAGTCCTGAGCCATCCAATGCGTTGCCCACGGCTTTGTGAGCGCAGTCGCCAGCGATGGGACAATCCTGACTGCCTCCAGGTCGAAGCTGTTGGCAAAGTAGGCACCCTCCAGCGAATCCCAGTCTCCATCCCAATCAGCCTTGCGGATTACCTCATCATCGGTTGCTAGTTGTCTTGTGTACGGCCCTCGTGTCGCCGCGTATGCCTTCCGTGCATCGTCTGACCATCCGTAGTAGTCGTCAACAGTCAGCCCATCCTCTTCCAACGCAGCCCGCACCCACTCCACGTTGTCCCACGGGTTGACCTTCAGGAACTCATAGTCTGCCGGGTCTTCGTCCTTATTGAACTCGCGCAAGTGAAAGCGTTTGCGTAGGTCTTGTATCCCGCTCCCGCGCATATTGAAAAGCAATAGAATCTTAGCTGTGCGTCCACCCTTTGAACGCGTTGCCTTGCGTATCTCCGCGATCTCTCGCCAACTAAACTGCTCTGCCTGGTCAATAATGATTAGGTCGTAGTTCCCCGATCTGAACCGCCTGATAATGTCATCCATATTCTCGGCATACGAGAAATCAAGCTGCGAACGCCCAATCTTGAGCGATGCGGGCATGGATGTTTTCAGAGTAGGTTCTAACCACCGGAAGTCTCGGCGGATTGGCTCAATGTGGTACTTGAATACCTGATCAAAGTTACGCATCACCAGACACGCCAGCATCCCAGGCCGCTCATACATCAACGTCACGGCTACTCGGTCAGCCCCAGATGACTTCGCCGCGCCACGCCCGCCCCCAACGCCAAGAACAGTGGCGCGATGCGAAACAATCATCTCGTACATCGCAGACTGTTTTGGTTGGAGTTGTATCTCAGGCATAGGTTAGAAGCCTACTCCACAGGTTGAGCACCAGTGTCCGGCTCCGGCGATGTAGACTTGGTGCCCTTCATGCGCGGGTCTTTGAATATGTCGTCTCCCGCCGACCAGTTCACTCCGCACGGATTGCATCGGATGTACGTGTTTCGAGTTACCCTTGGCCTTTGGCAAAACGGACACGGCGGTTCGGTTCCCACTTCGTTTAGTCGTTCCTGCCGCGCTACGTCTGACTGGGTCTGCGTCATCGTTTCCCGTTCGGCCATCGTTCCACCTCCGGCTCCGACATTTTGCGCAGTGGGTGGGTACAATCACACCCCTCAGCCAGACGTGTTTACATTGGTCACATATCCAGACTCGCGCCGTCGATTCCATGTGCCTATTGTAAACAATCCCGTGTGTATTGTAAACGACCTACTCGTTCGGCTTGCCAATGTGCCGCACAATCAACGCCCCACCCTCCGGCCCGCTGATCTCACTTTTCTCCGTAAACAGCTTGAAATACCGCCCCAGCCGTTCGAGGTTCTGCCCTTTGTCGGCCAGCTTGATCTTCTTGCACAGCCCATAAGCGTGCTTCTCATCACCCGTTCCTTCAAACAATTCAGTGACTTCAAGCCCTGCCACAGCCATGCGAGTGAGATCGTCAATCTCTCTGATCTGTTTCATACTGCCATCAGATTCAAGCAATGCGCCCGGATCGTAGAACGCCAACTTTGCCAGTTCCTGCAATACTCGGTCTGCGCTGATTTCGAGCCGGTCGAGCCGTTTCCCCGTCTTATCAGATACTTGAGAGGCTACCTCAACATTCTTCAACAGACGCTGCCCCTGCGAGTATGCAGTCTTCTTACTGTATCCCGCACGAATAGCCGCCTTTGTCGCGTTGAGGTCAATCAAATACTCAGCCACGAATCGAGCTTGCCGGTTTGGGAGTTTGTTGCCCATTGCTGAATTGTATCCTAAGCGCAAGTCCAGGTCTGGACGCAGTATCAACGGCATAGCGCACTGTTTACTCTTTGGTTATTACATATTGCGTTATGTTGTACGATATTGCTTGACATTGCGCAAGGTTGCGACTAATCTGGTTTTGTTGCAGAGGACACATAGATGAAACAGAGCAACTTCGGTACGTTTCGCAATCAGATGCGGCGCGAGATGTCTTCCGCCGATGAGATGTATGCCCGCGCCAACACGCTCCGGTCTCAGGGGCGCACCGCTGAGGCGAACGCGCTTGAACTCCGCGCCGAGCGCATCGACAATCGCCACACGCGCACAACCTATTCAACCTGGCTTGACGCACGCGCCTAGCGTAGTAAGGGAGATTCCGCCGTGATTCAGCCCGTAAAGTTGGCTCAAGCATACCGATATGCAAACACCCTGCCGTCAGCGTGTGAACGCCGGTATGCGTCGTCCTATATCGCTTGGATGAACGGCGGGTCCTGCGGCTGGCAGCCAGCATGGAAACCCCTAACAAATGGGGCCGCGCAGACCGTCCGTATGGCAGTTGAAGCAATGAAACTTTGGAGCTAGCAGCCTAACGGAGTAGCACAGAGAGGCAAGAAAATGACAGACATAGCAGCGCAGGAGCGGGAAGCGCAGTTGAGGAAGATGGAGCGGGAAGCGATGGAGAAGGTGAGCATGACGAATGTTGCGGGTACACTTCAAAGCATATTCAAGCCGATGGCAAAGGGATGGTCTGCATTCCCGCGCTCATTCAAGAACGCCCGCCAGCTTCGACGCGAAGGCCGGACCCAGGATGCGCGATCTGTCTACGAGTACATCCTCAATAACGCGCTGGACCCGGAAGACAAGCGTAAAGCTCAAAAGGGATTGGATGCTTGCCGCGCCTAGCCATCCAGACCTGGACTTGTGGAAAACAGCAGTAGCAGCCTAACCCCCCCAGGTCTGGAATCACGCACCACCAAATGAGGAAAGGAAACGAAGATGCTGATAGCAATTCATTGTGACGGCGATTGGAATGATGCCGAAGTGACGCCGGAAGTGCTGCAAGCCCTATTGCGAGATGGAGCGATCCGATTCAGCGGGGAAGATACAGCGCAAGCGTTCGATGAATCTGAGGCGTTGCCAATCTATAACGCCGATGAATGGCCCGGTTGCGATACGGGATTCACATACATCCAAGACTCTCTCGAGCACGGTTTCTCCGCCTAGCTCTCCCTCCACACAATGCAACAGCAACTCAGGAGATGCACAACCGGCCACCGCAGTGGCAGAATTGAAGAGTTGACATCATGGCAATCAGCACAGGTAAAGCAGCCCGGAAACGTCTCGGCACTCGCGCAGCAGCCAAATGACAGAATCGCCACACCAACCCGCAGAAGCAGGCACGGTGGGCTGCAATGGACAAGGAACGGAAGTCGCGCCAGAAGACCAACATCTACGCATAGCAAGACCGGCCCGTATGGTTAGCGGGCAAACAGGAACGGCGCACAGTCCGAAAGGATGGCAAGAGCGCAACCTGAGAGGAGACAGTATGGCCAAAAAGAAAGCAGCCAAGTACGTGATCGCGCGTACTCATTCGGCGGGAGTATTCGCCGGAAACCTTGAATCGAGAGTGGGTCAGGAAGTTGTGCTGACAAATGCGCGGCGGCTGTGGTTCTGGGCCGGCGCGGCATCGCTCTCCACACTCGCAGTGTCGGGTACGTCCAAGCCAAAAGACTGCAAATTCCCGGTGGCCGTGCCGAGAGTTGAACTGTTGCAAGTGATCGAAATCCTCGATGTAACGCCGGAAGGCGAGTCCAGCATCAAAGCCGTTCCTATATGGCAAAACTAGGCGACGGCTCCGGCTCCGGCTCCGGCTACGACTCCGGCTACGGCTACGACTCCGGCTCCGGCTCCGGCTACGGCTACGGCTACGGCGACGGCTCCGGCTACGGCGACGGCTACGGCGACGGCTCCGGCTACGGCGACGGCTCCGGCTACGGCTCCGGCTACGGCTCCGGCTACGGCTACGGCTACGGCGACGGCTCCGGCTACGGCGACGGCTCCGGCGACGGCTACGGCTACGACTCCGGCTCCGGCTACGGCTCCGGCGACGGCTACGGCTCCCGCGACGGCTACGGCGACGGCTAACCCCACACGCGGACTCAACCCCCAGGGCCATCTCCGCGTAACAGTATGAAAGGAAAGGGACACAATGAAGAAGAAGCCGGAAGCAATAATCCTCACCACCACCCTGCGTCTGCTGCGCAATGCTCACGCTTGCACTTCGCGATACACGTTCCTGCGGGAGGCGCTGGGGCCGAAGTACGGCGACGACAAGCCGATCAACCTGCTTGCCATCCTCAAGACGAATGGTTTGGATGATGCTCTATGGGCACTGCAAGCGACCGCGCAGAACTGCAATATGGTTGCGCGTCTCGTGGCTGCCGATTTTGCAGCGCGTGTCCTGCCTATTTGGGCGAAAAAGTATCCGAAGGATGACCGTCCGGCGAAGGCAATCAAGGCGGCAAAAGACTTTGCGCGTGGCAAGATAACCCGCGAAGAATTGGCTGCTGCGAGGGATGCTGCGTGGGATGCTGCGTGGGATGCTGCGTGGGCTGCTGCGGTGGCTGCTGCGAGGGCTGCTGCGAGGGATGCTGCGTGGGATGCTGCGTGGGCTGCTGCGAGGGATGCTGCGTGGGATGCTGCGTGGGCTGCTGCGAGGGATGCTGCGTGGGATGCTGCGTGGGATGCTGCGTGGGCTGCTGAAAAAAATCGACAGATAGCCATCTTCGTCAGTTATCTTCTGGAATCCGAGGGAGCCGAATGACCGCCCCTATCACTCAATGGCTCACAAGGCAGCAGGTAGCCGACTCACTCCACTACTCCGTTGCCACGATTACGCTCTGGATCAAGCAGGGCAAGTTCCCCGGCGCCAAGCGGCACAGCCCAGCCGGTAGCTCCAAGTGGCTCATCCCTGCATCGGACATTGAAGCATTCATGCACAAGGAGGCAAAGTGACCGAGCATCCGATTCTATTCTCCGCGCCAATGATCCGCGCTATTCTTGATGGCAGGAAAACGCAGACGCGGCGCGTGGTCAAGTTCAACGCCTCGCATCGTGTCCAGTTGAAGCACCACCAATGGCACATCGAAGATCCTCTTGCAATTCTGGCATGTCCCTATGGCAAGGTTGGCGACCGGCTGTGGGTGCGGGAGACGTGGTGCGCGGCATATCAGGACGGGGCTTGGGGAACACTGTTCCGAGCAGACGAAACTTTTGCATTAGGTAAGCAGAATCACCCAAAGGGGCCGTACTATCACGCAAAGGAATTTGGTACGCACATCCATTGGCGTCCGTCCATCTTTATGCCGCGTTGGGCTTCGCGCATCACGCTGGAGATCACCGACGTTCGCGTACAGCGAGTGCAGGAGATCGGAACCAACGATTGCTATGAGGAAGGCATTGAGCGACCGTCTGGGCCGATCCTTGGCTCTGAGCGATGCGGCTACGATAATGCCCGGAATGATTACCGCCGTCTTTGGGACTCAATCAACGCCAAGCGCGGCTTCGCATGGTCGGTCAATCCTTGGATATGGGCAATCACGTTCACAGTCCCGGCGAGCGACGTGGAAGCATTGATGCAACCGGAGGAGAAATGATAAGAGAAAATAACAGTCCGCAGCGTTGGGTGTGGGTCAAGTGGCGCGGCGAGTCATACGCCATTGATTCGTACAGCCTTATTGCTTTCGGTCGAAGTAAAACCGATGGCGAGATTTGGTATCAGTTGCGCGGCGATACCTCAGACCGTTCCTGTGAGTCTTCCCTGATCGACTTCTGCGAGAATGCTGGACTCCCGTATAATCCGTAGATTGATGCGCCCGGAGGAGAAATGAAGCTCACGATCTTCGCTCATGGTGTGAACGTGTCCAGCCATTGCAACATGCAGGGATTCGAGGGAGTCCTGACTCTGGTAGACGTGCCCAGCGATATAGCCCCAGGCGGGGCAAGAGGGCATCGCGTGATCTTGACCAGGCAAGCGGTAGAGGCTGCCCTGCCAAGCCTGCTAGGTATGGCCATCAACTGGAAGAAGCACGATCAGCTGGCGAAGTGCGGAATCATCACCGAGGCGTGGATCGAGGAAAACCGAGTTATGGTTTCCGGCTACACGTTCAAGCGCGACTTCCCTGAAATTGCCAGAGAAACCGAGCTAATGGGGATGAGCTACGAGATTGTGGAGGCCCACGTTGAGGACATGCGGGCCGTGATATGGACTCTGACGAAGGTGGAGTTTACCGGAGCCTCGGTTTCATCGCTGAAAGACGTGGCGTACAAACTCTCATCGTTCAAACTGATCGGGTAGTCCGTCCAGACCTGGACTTGTGGGAAACTTAACCAATCAGAAAGGGACGCAATGATCGAAGCGATGTTCGACGGATGCTGTGAACCACGCAATCCCGGCGGCCACGCGGCCTGGGGCGCTCTCGTCAAGGTCGATGGAGAGGTTGTGTGGTCAGGCAATGGCTACTGCGGTGTAGGGCCAGCAATGAGCAACAACGTCGCGGAGTATTCCGGCGCTTTGGCTGCGCTCACCGAGGCCGCGAAGTATTCTGGCGTGATCCTTCTGCGAGGCGACTCCAAACTCGTCATCATGCAACTTCAGGGCAAGTGGAAGGTCAACGGCGGACTGTACCATCCCTTCTACCTAAAGGCAAAGGACGTTTACACCCGCGAGAAAAATCGGCTTAAGTTGCAATGGGTTCCACGCGACCAGAATGCCGAATGCGATGTGTTGTCGAAACAGGTACTCAAGGATCTGAAAGTAGTCTTCAGGATTCAGCCGGAGTAATGGCGGCATTTGTATGTGTCTTTTAAGTACTTGTTTATACATATGCTAGATTCTAGAGGGCTTGAGCACACGAAAACCAGGGGGTGATCTGGTCTCCGTGCAAGAAGATGCGGTATGCCGTCATCTGTCGGGTCTCGCGTTCGGCTTTGTAAGCCTCAGTCCACATTCACACTCCCTCAGAAGTGTGCCCCAGGTATCGACGTGATGCAGCCCAAAGCAGCTCAGGGCGCCGGTTTATCTCTCAGGCACAATCCTGATTGATCGCAATGCAACGGCGACGGCGCACGGATGCGTAGGGATTGTTTCAGCCGAGTTTTTCGGGGAAATGTCCATAAAGCGAAACGTCGCAGTTGTAGATTAGCATATCGTGTGGTATTGTCAAGTAGTGGGGTTGAGTCGCCCAATCCTTCTCCTGAGTGAATCGTCGCAGATAATCTCAGGGCCTCCCCCCCCCACCTATTTCATAGCCGCCGATGTACCAAGCGAAAGCCCCTGAGAATCCGCTCAGGGGCTTTTCAGCATCCAATGATCGAGGTGTCACAATGTTGACTCTAATCCTACTGGTCTTCGCTTTCGTTCTGTTCTTCATCGCTGGCCTATGGAACCCCGCGCCGCCGTCGCCGTGGTTCGGTAGGCTCATCGCATTCGGGCTGGCCGCTTGGGTGCTTTCGCTCATTCTGGCGGGCAAACCACTTTTCTAGCCTCTCTTGCCACGTCGGAGGAGGCTTGGGATGCTGCATCGTTTGGAACTTCTCTGCATACTCTCGGTCTTCACATCGCTGGCAATGGTCTAGCTTGCTGATGCGCGCGATGGGCCGTCCACAGCCACAGATGCGCTGCTGGGGTAACTTGGTAGGTTCCCAGGCGATGCCGCTGACGATGGTGCCACGGTTCTCCAGCTTTCTCGATTGCATGGCCTACTCCAGCGGCAAGATCGAGGCGTCCAGCTTCTCGATGGTCTTGGTTATCGCAGCCCGACGTGCAATCAGCTTGTCACGCTGGCGAGTCAGGTGCTTGAGTGCGATTGCTTCGTCCCGGCTGCGCTTCGCCGGTGCGGGTGTCAGTTCCAGTTCTTTGGTCACGGTTTCTCCTCTTCCCAAATCGGGTTATTGACGCGGTGAGTGTTGTTATCGCTTCCAATCGTGTGTTCGGCGAGCTTCATACGGATTTGCGCCACCTGTTGCTCTACGGTCATGGCGGGAGCGGTTATTTCCACACTCCGCTCTCTGTCTTCGCGTGGCGATTGGAGTCCGTCCATGTGTCGTTCCTCCCGTCTTTATGCTCATCAACCCACTGGGTCATGTATTCGCAAAGTTGCCGATGCCAAACGCGCTTATCGTAGCCTGTCGGTTTCCAGTGTCCACTATCCGCTTTCTGCGCGTTCTTGAGGTACTCGATAATCTCTCCAGTCGCAGTGACGGCGGGAAGATACAGCCACCAAGGGGTGAGTGGGAACGAGAGTTTATCTGCGAAACACAACTGTGACGGCTTGGCTCCCCTAGCCTTGGCATAGTACCGCGAGTGGAACATGGAGAACTCTCCCCATTCCTTGCCAAACAGAGCGGCCATGATGCGCGCTCCCAGTTCGACATGCCGCTCACCTTCGGGGCCGTCCATATTCGGCTTGCCGAGGTATCCTATGTCGTGAACGAAGAAGGCCACCCAGAGGCGTGGGTCGTATGGGAATCCGTAGAGCTTCCACCATGCCGCTGCAACAAACCACGGATGCAGAAAGAAGCAGTGCGCCCCGAACAGGACAGACTTAGTGCCAATTCTCATATGACTCTCCATTTGGCGGGACGGCTACCGGAGTAGCCGCCGTGGGGGAAGGGGTTTGCGTTGCGGAGTGTGACGGAATCATTGTACGCCCGCCTTCTTCGTTGCGTTCCATGCTGCTTGCGCAAACAGGTACACGTCTTTGAATGGAGGCTCATCGGTCTGTTGCATGCATGACTCGTGCAGCCGGTCGTAGTTCTCCATATACCACTCGTGGAAGTCCAGGTCTGGACTTGCGGAAAACTTCTCTTCTGCCATCATTTCACTCCTCTCACCCGCTCAGGGGCTACTATCTGTCTGTCCACGGTATCTCTCTATCTTTTTCCAGCTTAGCGATCAGCGCATCCTTCTCTGCGATGGTGCGCTGCAACTCTTCGGCGCGTTCGTTGACGATTGTTTTGGTTTCGTA